CTTGGAGTTCTTGAATGTCTGTCATCTCCTTACGGACAAGATCTGAATCGAAAAACGTCAATTCCTTTCAACCTCCTCAGTTGTTTCTGTTTGGGTTTCAGTTTCAGTTTGACTGTCTCGAATTTGTTCGAGAACGTCAATAGCACCTAGAAGTTTAAGACGAGTCTCACTGACAGTAACCAGTTGCTCTTTTAAATTTGTAAGTACTTCATCATTAGTCATGGCCATGAATGACAACCTCTTTTAGAACTTTTTTGTAACGATGTACATTAATATTTAGGAAAGGTGTGTACTTTTTAATCCGTCTGCTGACGGTTTCCCACACAGGATCCTTCAACTTTTTATCAAAGTTTTTAACGTACCCAAGTATTCTATCACATATTACCAAAGTTTCCAAACTTGTAAACCCACCAAGATAACTTTTTAATATCGGAGGGTGTCCGTTGCTACAATCAAAGACATCATCTACTCTCTGTTCATCAAACAATGAGGTAGCATCTTCTCTAAAAACATAAGACAGTGACTGAACTTTCTTCTGCCACTGCCTAAAATTATCATCTCCCTCTCTTATAATCTCTCCTATCCATAATGTCTCTGGATCTTTACATGATACAAAGTTTGCTACAAAATAATCTTCTATCTCTTTGTCTGGATGAGACCTAGACATCTTCTCAAAGAAGTATCTATCCTTACGTTTATGAAATGCACTTAAGGTAGCACGAGACCGACCACAATACTTGTGATAATCATACTTATCCTTGGTGAAGTGTTGCTTCATTGCAAGGTAAGTTTTATATGTTTCAAAGGGCATCATTCTCTACTATATTAAATGCCAAAGTAATTCTTTCTTTATTAACGGTCTGTGGTTCTACATGGTGCAAAGTACTTGATGGAAACATCACCATTGTTCCATCAAGACCCTCATATGCACAATTATATTCATCAAAAATAGTAGGGTGACCATGATTCTTATAGTATATCACACCCGATAATAATCCACCATGATTATGTGTAGGATTATCATCTCCTTTATACGCAAAGTTAGTCCAGATATCATACCCATCAAAATGTCCGTCCCACATTCTCATTTTAAACTTTCTATTATCTTTTCCTCCTCCCCAATACTTTGCAGACAGTCTCAATACCCATGCTAACCAGAAAGAACTATCAACTAAACTAGGAGAGATAGAACACTGATATGAATTATGTGCCTTCCCATCCATAGAAAGATACCCTACATTCTCATGGGCTTTCAGTGTTGCTAATGGACTGTTCTTAAACTTCTTACTTTCCTTTACCCAAACATCAAGTTCCTTCTGAATCTGTGGATGAATCTTAGTTACCATCACTGGACATGTACTACCAGGTACAAGTTTTTTCATATTTAAAAGGTCAGTCATCATAAAGCAGGGCGTTTTTGTTTTTCATCTTTCATTGAGATGATAATTCTATTGTTCTCATAGTCAGCAGAGAACTCAAGTTCTACATCATGTGGCCACATAAGTTCTTCATATAATGCATTGAGACGATCCATATCCTCCCAAAGATTATTGATATGTTCTGGCAAATAATCATCTTCCATTTAAAAAAGTAATAGGGGAAAAATTTGGCGGGATTTTTTTTCGGGACTTTATGAAACTAGATTGGCAATTTCGCACGGGATGTACGTTTTAAAAAGTTTAACTCCTGTGCTGTGTACTTTAATTTTTCTTTCAGAGGTTTTGATAATAATTTAGGTACGGACTCAAGTTCAATTGTGTTCTCATCACAGTAAACTATGATTGCTTCAATATAATTAAGTGAATCATTTTCTTGCACTAACTTTTCGATGTCTTGTGCAAATTTGGATGGACAAAGAAACTTCTTCTCCAACACTGCGTTTAGTTCTTTATCCATTACCATGAGATTTGAGATTAGAGGAGACAAATTTCTTTATATACTTAACTAGTAGCTTAATATACTCGTCTTTGTTGCGTTTGTCAAATATTTTTACGTCACCACCAGGTGTAACCATCATAGTTATAAGTTTCTTAACGGGTATACCTGTTAACTCATAATACATACACGCATATGCAGTTTCCTGAACGAAATAGTTCTCCAACCACTTCTCTGGTTTGATCTTTTCAGATGTCTTAAAGTCAATGACTGCTAGTTCGCCTTCATATTCAGCAATGCAATCAACACGACCAGCAATGCCAAGATACTCTGAGTAGAGAGTACGCTCGATTGCATGAACATTTTGAATCTTATCAAGGTAAGGTTTAGCATGATGGAACATAAATTGTGTAGCTGGAAGGAAGTTATTCCAATCCAATTCTTTATTCTCTAAGTAAGACTGTGCTGCTTCATGGTAATCAGTACCACGAGTAGTTGCTTTCTTAGTAATGCGATTTGCTTCTTCCTCACCCACACGCTTACGCCATTTGGCAAAGATGTGTCGATTATAGAAACTAGTAACTGAAGTAATAGAAGGAACCCACTCACCGTTGGGGACTTGGTACAGTCTACAACCAGGTGTTTCCTTCTTCTCTAATTCAATGTCACCAAGAAAATTACAATGCTCAAACGTCATAACATACCAAGAGAATGCTTTGCTAAGATGTATTCTTTAACCAATCCCGAACGAACGATATCATTGATATCAAATTCAATAGCAGCAAATGATTCCATCATAGAAACAACTTTCATAAAGTCACCAAGGCCTGCACGTTCATGGTTGTTACGAAGATCAGTTTGAACTCCGTCACCACAGAAAATAATCCTAGAATTATCTCCTACTCTAGTAATTATACTATCTAACTCGTGAAAATTCAAGTTCTGACATTCATCAACAATAACAATAGCATTGTCTAATGTAGTACCACGTATGAATGAAGTAGACCAGAAGGTAATAGTTTCCTGAGTTTTAAGATTACCATAAAGCATTTCAAAGTCTGTATCAGATGGCATCTGAAACATATACTTCACCATCTTCTTATATGGAACCTGAAAGAGATAAGATTTATCTTCATGATCTCCTGGTAGAAAACCAATTTCACGTGTCGATACAAGAGAACGAACGATGTAAATCTTTTCGTATGGTGTATCTAAATCTAGAACTTCTTTAAGTGCTTTGTATAATGCAATGAATGTTTTACCTGTACCAGCACATCCATAAGCAAACAAATGTTTACCTGCATCATACTCTTCAAAAAATTTCTCTTGGTTTGCAGTAAGTGGATCAATATCTACAAGGAGATCTGCATTGATAGGTTTCTTCCGTCTCATTTGTTTAGCCGTCAGTCCTACTCCAATGGGATCGTCAGTCTTTTTCTTTCTTGGCATACTAATAGTCCCCCAATCCTTGTGTTGTACCGATATTTCTTTTTGCTAATCTCGCATTAATACCACCAGATTTTTCTGCCTTCTTAAGGACTTCTCCCCATCCAGGATTCTTATTGAGAAGTTTATCTTTCCATTCACCAACCTCACCTACACCAGGCATGGTAGATGGATCAGAATAATCCCTTAACCAATCAGGATTATCTTCACACCACTGGTCCCAGTCATGAACACTCATCACAACTTCTTTTTGTTCACCAGTTTCTGTGTTAACTACAGGATACGTTGCCATAAAACTTAATAATGTATTGTTATTTAGACCCAAGCAAGGGCTTCTGCCACTACTGGGAACTGTTCAGAGAATATTCTCTTACATTCATTAGCAATATCCATATGCTCTTTCTGTGTACCATGTCCAGAACGTAGGTTAATGTAATGTATCCATGAACGACATGAACCAGTCATGTATATCTTAGTAGGGGTAGCGAGAGGTAGTACAAACCTAGCACACTCCTTAGCAACACCAGCATCAAGCATCTCTTTATATAAACGCATCCCATCTACAAAATGCTTTTGCATCTTACTATTAAAATCCTGCACAACAAGAGGATCTACATCATCAATACTGTTCTGTCTATTCTTATCATCCTGTCTACGTAGTTCTGGCAAAGGTATCTCCTTACCTAGCATACTACTATCAGCATACCTTTGGGAGAACTCTTGATAGGTGAATGATCTATGCCTTAATATCTGTGCTGCTAGTCCTCTGGTGGTATTAATCTCCAGAGTCATATATGATTGCTCAAAGACCGACCAATGACCGTGCTTGATGCAGTAACCTAACAATCCACTGACGTTTGGGTTGTCTTGATTCTTGGGGTTGCTCACCCTTGCCACGTACCCCATCATCTTTTCCGCCTCTGGGGTTACTGTCACCAAGTTTACGTTCATGATGTTTCTTTTCAAGTTTGAGATGTTTTTTAAAATTCTTAGCGAAATTTATTTCTTCCTTAGAATATAACTCAGGATGTTTCTTTGCCCTCTTGAGTATCAATTTGGCTGCCTTCTTGTCTTTCATACTTACCGTAGTACGCTTTAAAATAGAGGACTAAACCACTAGTTGTAACCTGCTTACTACTCCAATCATCAGCACACTCATAGATTGCTTTGTTTGTATGAGTATTACCAAATTTTTTAAGTAACAATGTTAATGTCTGTTGCCTAATCTGGGTATCCATCATCGTCATCGAAGATTTCTTCATAATCATTAAGAGGTGCAGAGAATGCAGGTAGTTCTGATGTATAAGCATCAACATCAGAATAAACCTCAGACTCTAAAGAATCAACTAAGAGTTTAAGGTTCTTGACAATTAATTTTAGTCTCTCTTTGTCCATAAGGTATTTATAAAAGAGGGGGTGGGAGGTTGGATTAATGTATACCAACAGGCAAGGGGCATTGCTACATGAGTAGATTTTTACCTCACCGTCTGAGACCCGACTGGTAAGTCGATTCACGTTTTCAACGTGCAGCACCACCTGTGTCTCATCACCTTAACTAGCCTTATGCCAGCAAGTTTATTCAGTCACTCCCGTGTTGGGTTCGTCA